GAAGTTATATAACTCGTCTGGATCCCAGTCAGTCGCGCTATCTCCAAACAAACCAGAACCGGAAACAGTCCAGGTCTTTGCTGAAGTAACGTAACTTCTAAAAGATGCATCCTCTTTTGAGGTTGTTTCTCTTGTTTCAGCGTTCAGCTCAAAGCTGCAATCTGACTCTAACGCGAAACCCTTGTACGAGGAGCCTCCATCGTTAGATAATAATACGCGGAATTCTCCGCCTGCTATTGATGCCATAATCTATAAATTAATGTTAAAAATAAAATCACAAGCCATGATTACACGCTCGTTGATATCGTCATAAAAAAACTGTAAGCTTTCTAAATGTGCCTCAGTATAATTTGCGCTAGTCTTTATGCTTTCTCTTATTGTCGCTAACTCCGATTGTGCGGTGTCTGCATCTGAGAAATGAAAAAATAAACTTGCGCTTATGCCTTCGGCAGTTGCCCAGTCTTTGCTTTCGGTTACATCCACCCCAGTAATGGTAATAATAATGTAATCCGTTGTTAGTCCTTGTGGTGCAGCATAGGCGTAAACATCCTTAGAGGTTGCCGCATCTACTGCTTGGTATACATATTGTAAGTAATTCATCGTAGTATCGAAGTTATGCGTTTTTGGATATGTTTCTGCATCATCCTTTGAGCTTTATCAACTACATCTGTACTTCTTACTGCTTTACCTAAAAAATCCTTAGCTTTAAAGTTCTTAGAAGTGCCTCCAAACATTTGCCATACTGCGTAAAATGCTCCAGCTGGTCTTTTGTTTTTACCTCTCAATCCTACTATCACATAAGCCTTTTCTCTGCCTTTGTTGGCCCACTTACCAATAGAACCATACAAATTCCTAAATGCAGTTCCATGCTTACCTATGCTTTTTAGTCTACTGCCTTTGTTTATTTTACTACCAACATACGCTTGCCTTCTAGCCTCTGTTACTAGTGGCTGCGCTTCTTTTAGTAGCACTTTGCGCACTTCTCTAAATCTCATGCCTTCGCTAGTACCTAGCCTTTGAAGTCTTTTTCTAAAGTCCTCAAAACTTTCAGTCCTACCGGA